GATCATTCGTTTATCCGGCCTCGGCTCTACATATTCACTCGCTTTGTCTAGCGCGTCGCCACTAACCGGCGCGTTAGAGCAAGCGAGCAGGGGGTTGGTACCCCCTGCTACTGCTTTCCCATACTACCGTATTAAACTCAGGCCACCAGCAGGGCGGCCACCACCTGACGCTCCACCAGTCGCGCGTTGCGCGCTGTCGCGTCGCTCAGGATGGCGTCGAACTCATCGTAGTCCAGCACGCCCGAGGCAACCTCGGCGTCATCCGATGCCGCCGCCTGGACAGGGGCGGGAGCGGGCGCGGGAGCCGCCGGGGCTTCCACTACCGGCGGCGGCGTAAGCGCCGCCTGAGAGGCAAGCAGGGTCTGGCGCGCGGCCAGCAGTTCCTCGGTGGTGATGGTCCGCAGGTAGTCCGCCGCCGTTTGGAGTTCCTCCATGCCGAAGTCCGCATGGAAGGCGTCGATCTTTTCGAGGATGGTCTTGAGCCGCGCGGCCACCTTGACGGCGTTGTGGTCCGGATCGTTCGCCACCGCGTAGGCGATCAGGCCCTGCTTGGTCAGGTTGCCGTCCAGCTTGCCGTCCTTCACGGCGCGAGCCACGTTCATGAGCAGGTGGTAGAACCTGCTTTGCCACTTGCGAACCGGGGTTTCGATGCTCTCGCGGTCCTCGCGGTCGACCGATGCGAGCAATTCAGTTTCGTCGGCCCACACACTCTCACAAACCTCGCGAAGGTCGGGCAGGTAGCCTCGCACTTTCGGGCTCGCGAAGGTTTTCATCTCGGAGATGAACACTCCCACGCTCTTTTCCGTGCGCGACCGTTCCGCGCCTTGCGCGTTGCCCATTTTCGCGGCGCGTTCGCAGGCTTGCGCCACTTCGCCGTACGTCCAGGACTCCGCGTGCGACATGGCCGCGATGTCCGTGATGACTGACAGCCGCGTGTTATTGCCATCACCCGATGCGAGGTTCTTGGCGTCCTCCGCTTCGAAGTAGCGATCCATCGGCTCGGACAGCGCGACACACGCGGCGCGGATACGAGCCGCGATGTCTTCGACGCGAGCGGAAACGACTTCGACGATTTTAGCCATGTTGTGTTACTCCGGTATTAAAGGTTTGGGACGGTATCAGTAGCCGCGAAACAACATGAGTTGCTTGCGCGGCTGACGTAGGATGCGGTCAATCGCGTTGACCGTGTAATGGTGGTAAATATCCAGGCGCATAGCCACATCGCGGCGGCTATACACACCATCAAGGTATGCTTCGATGATCGCGATAACCTCGGCGTGCACATGGTTCATTCGATGCTGTCTCCCGTTGGAGTTCTGAGCGGTGCGCTCATGTAAACCCGCGCGGTGCGCGGGCTTGCACGAGCGGCGGGGTAGCTAATCCCGCCGGTAGCACTCAGGCCCTAAGCCGTGCCACGGCTACACTGGCACGGCTTCAAGCGGGCGTTCATAATCGCATGGCGTCCCTTTCCGTTGGGTATCGGCGCGGTCCGTCGCGAGCGGTGCGCTTGCTGCTACGCATGGTCCGCCATGCGTAACCGTAAGAGCAACGATCAGAAGTAGCGTTGGAAGTACTCGACGACATCCACGTCCATGTCATCGTCATCGAGTTCCATGTCCGCCGGATCATAGTCGTCCTGATCCGGCGATAGCCTGCTATCGTTTAATACGGTAGTATCAATCAGGAACGATAGCGGCGCGTCATCAATCGTGTTGTCGTTCGCGTAACCGTGGAAGTTAGCGAGGTAAACGTTCCAATCCATGTGTCAGTTTCCTTTGTTGGAGATAAAGAAGGACGCGCCGAAGCGGCCAACGCGGATGAAGCGAAGCCCGCCCACCTTGCGATAGGTGCAACGCGGCCAGCACAGCGGCGCGACGATTGCCGTGAGACCGAGGATTGTTGGAAGTGTCATGATTACTCCGGTATTAGTTCCAAGCGGTGCGCTTGCTGATACCCGCGCGGTGCGCGGGTATCCGTAAGAGCAACGATCAGGTCTCGCGGATATGGTTGACGAAAGCCGATGGCACGACACCCAGACCGTTGCCGCCTGTCACGGCGCGGCACGAGCCGCCAGAGCCGCCCATCATGCCGCCCTTGAGCCTCCACGTGTCGGAGTTCAGAGCGTGCTTTGTCTTGAGTCGCTTGATTACGATCACGCGACCGTCGACCTTGACCACGCGAGCACCGCGCGGTGCGACGCTACCGATGCGGTCGCTTTTGGTGTTCAGGTTCACAGTGTTAATCAGCATTGGTTTACTCCGGGAATAACAATCCAATCACAGGCTTGTGATTGCCAGAGGAAACACAACGAGCCGCGCCATCGGCGAGACAAAGACTGTCACACCAATGACGCGGCTGTATGTTCTAGGGTCGGTTGTGTTTGTTTTGATCATGTTTCCGATTTGCCAGCGCAAGCAAGCCAGAGGATCAACGCTCCATGCGACCACCGTTAGATCGCACCGCGTTAGACTGATTGACGATTGCGCCACAGTCTCCCCAGCTTTCCCTTCATGCTCACCGCGTTAACCAACGCATATCCAGCGCACTCCAAGGCAATCTCTCACCAAGGCTCAACTGGCATCACCCGGACCCGTGCGATTTCTCCCACACGTGCCAGTGCTACGGCCGCCGTTGAAGGTAATGCTTTTGCTTCAGCCGTTTTCCTAGGTAACGGCACCGGGTTGTTACGTATTCGGCTCGGCGCGCTACCGCCGCACACGTAACCATATTCAATTGTCAATGATCAGGTAGGCCAGGCGAAGCAGAGTCGGCTTCCGTATAGGTGGCTGACGATTTAATACGGTCGGCCCGACCCCACCCCCCATCTGTCCAAGGGGGGCCCCCGGGCCCGCCGCCCTTTAGGTACTCTTGCCCTACATGACTGCATCTTTTGAAATTCGTTGCTGTTTATGACGCCTGTGTCTTTTGAAATTCGTTAATATCTGCAACTGTAACGACAAATTAAAATCCAGGGCATATTTTGAAAACATCATTACATTTTCCATGCGTGCGAAAGTCGGCTTTATGAAATGTCTGGTTCCAGACATAAACAGATCTACTTGCGCCGGGCCCAGGATTAGGCTACCGGCGAGATCGTCAACTCTGCACAGGGGCCTGCGCATGGGACGCTCAATCGAAGGTTACATCGACTCTCGCCTGAGACAGGCAACAGACAACCCAGCTATTCATCTGGCCACGACCAACGAAAATCCGGAACGCTACAAACCTCGACCAGTGCTGCTCAGCACCAAACTCACGCTGTTCGCTTCGCGTAACGCATCCGTTCTGGACAAGTACGACCTCGACATGCTGTTCGCCGCCGCCGTCGAACTAAGGGCGCACGAACCGCCGATTTACTAAATGTAAGACACTTGTACTTTTAGGAACCTGCTGTATAGTAGCGGGCGTAGTCGATACGCGCCCGTTACTAACAGGAGGTCTCCATGGCTCACAAACCCGACGACAAGCGTGACGACAAAGACGACAAGAAAGACGATAAGAAAGCGGAACAAAAACCCGGAGCGACCGGGACCCATGATCCGCGCGCGAACAAACCCACCGTCCTGACCGGCGGTGATAAGGTTGAGGCGCATGAGGGCGAGCCACCCACCACGCATCCCACGGTCCTCTCGCCCACCAGCGACCAGCTACAGTTCGTGGTCGAGACCCATGTGACGGTGTTCTCCCCGGACGAACTGTCGGTGCTGGCGGCGGCTGTGACTGAACTCAAGGACTACGAGGTGCTGACGGCACCACCCCCGCCCCCGGTCGTCAGGGACGTCCCCGCCATGTGGCAGGAAGGTCCCTTGCTCACGTGCACCATGGGCAACTGGGAGGGCGAGCCGACCCAGTACACCTACGACTGGCATCGTGACGGGGCGTTCGTCGTCGGCGGCGCGTCGAACAACTACACCGTGCTGACCGAGGACGTCGGCACCACGTTCACCTGCGTGGTGACGGCCAGCAACGGCAGCGGAGCCACCCAGGCACCGCCCAGCAACGGGGTGGTGGTCACCGACCCAACAGCCGTCCGTGCCGCCCGAACCTAACGACGCCAACGTCAGTTTTCGCGGGCTCAGCCTAAAGCTGGGCCCGCAATTCCTGACGCTCGTGGTAATAAACGCCCTCGTCCTGGGCGCGCTGTTCTGGTTCGTCGATGCCCGCGCCAAACACACCATGCGCGTCATGGACCAGCTTATGGCGTCGTGCCCTCAGGCTCGTCCGTGAGGCCATCCTCGATCATGTTCGCCGCCCGGCGCAGGTCGTCGGCGACCCGGCGGGCTTGCTCGCCATCCTCGATATCCACGTCGACGACCGTCACGCCCATCATCCACTCGCCGTCGGCGACGAAGTGACGGATGGCCACGCTGTATTCCACTGGTTTGGCGCGCAGCCTGTGCACGATGAACTGGTCACTCACGTCCAACCTCCAGAGCTTATCTTTGGTTTGGTGGATGTCACCCGCGATACCATCGACCGCATCGCCTTGCCCGTGAGATCCGCCTGAACCGAAAGGCAACCGTATTGCAACGCATCGGCTACATCGGAATACGGATGGTTGTTCTTCTCCGGTTTGTCGTCGAGGTGGCCATCGCGTCGGCGGCGGTAGTGGTACTGGGATGCCAGCGCCCTGATCAGCACGGGACAGCCCATCCGCGATATCTGGAGGGCGGGCTGACCCATTATTGTCTGCCTGAGGAGCTTTTCCACCGCCAGCAACCTCGGCGGGATGTCGTTGGTAAGCCCTGGGTATGCTAAAAACCCGGCGCTCCGTAATACGTCGAACGCCGTTTCCTCTGTATGTTGTGACTTCTGCGCGCCCGCCGGGTCGGCCACCACGTAGGATCGCTTGCCGTTGTAGGGCTCCTGCATCAGCCTCGGTCGCAACCGTTCCGCCACCATCTGGTGCAGCCCCATGTCGTCGGTGACCATCTCCTCGAAAATCAGGTATCGTCCGTAACTGTCCACCTGCCCCAGCAGGGCGCAGGGCGTGCGCCCGAAATCCATCGCGATCAGGATGGGCCGCATCGGGTTGACCACCGCTTCCATGTCCACGACGTGGGTGTTGGCGTCGAACGAGCGTCGGAACACCGCCTGACCCGCGTTGGACGTGCCCCACTCGGATCTTATTTGGGTAGCGATACGTTCTTCCGACGAGCCGGACATCGCGTTCTCGTAATAACCCGGCGGCAGGTTCTCCAGGTTCTCGGCCTGGGGCGATAACCCCGAGGGCTGGTGGTACAAAACCCATTTCACATCCGGATTAAGCACGAGAGCTTCGTGATAGGGGGAGTCGACGTCCCACGGGTTGCTGTCGGCTATGAGTCCGAACCATGTCGGTCCGCCGTTGATCTTGGAAGGAAATCTCCCCAGTCGCTCCATCAGCGCGGAGACGATATCGTAGGGCACCTCGCGGATCTCGTTCACCCACGCGCCGGTCAGCTGCATCGAGAGCAGCCTGCGCACGTCCTCCTTGGTGTCCAGGGGTATGAGCACCCAGTCGGAGTGCACCGACGTGCCGTCCTCGAGGTCGGCGCGTATCTGGATAGTAGAGTCGGTGACGAAATACCGGATCATCGGATTTAGGTACTGCATTACGTCGTTGAGTACAGTGGTGCGCAGTTGCTGCATCGTATTACGGATAAGGGCGAAACGGGTGGAGCGTCTTCCGTTGCCGTCGGGCTTCTGCATCCGCGCCCGGCGTAACAGTTCCATGATGCAGCCCATCGACTTGCCACTTCCGACAGGGCCTACGATGAACCGCACCAAATGGTCGTCCATCATGAACTTTTCAACCGTAGGTGGTGGAATGTATATTAATTGAGACGGATCTTCAGAAATGTTATACGCAGGCGGCAGGTCCAGCGTCGCGTGGTTAAGAGTGGCCATGTCAGGGGCTCCAGTTGTAGCCGTAGGCGACTTTTACGACGGTACTAAGCGGGATGCCGGTCTCCGTGGCGACGTCCTTGGCCACTCGGTAGCGGGTCTCACCTCGGGCCACGCGAAGTTGGATCTCCTTGGCCAGTTCCAGGCTCATGCTGTTGTCCCGCCGGTTCCTGGCCTGATGCTGCTTCGGTATCCAGCGGCAATTATCGGGCCAGTAACCCCGTTTATTGTCTTTTCGTTCGATACTTAGCCCCTTTTCCCAGCCCGACAGCACGCCCCAGCCGACGAAATTGGTCACGTCGCGCCACTTCGGGTCCATGTCCAGGCCCGCGTAACCGTGGTTCTTCTTGTTGGCCCCAGGGCGGTCGATGCGTTGGATCATGTTGACCCAGGTTTGGTACAGCGGGTGCTTCTCCAGACCGTGTTTGGCGTTGGCGGTATTGCGTAAAGCTGTTGCGCAACTCTTACAATACGGCGTTTTCTTCTTCGCCAGATTGTTCCGATGGACCTGGAAAACGATGCTACAACGGGGGCAGCTAAAAGAGGTGTGAAGCGGTTTCATGACGTATTGTTGGCATGAGGAATTTGGTAAGTCAATCCAGTCCGATCTCGGTGCGGTCGCGCATGTTCCTGGGACCGCCCTGCGCTTCGAGTTCCCAGCGCGCCGCCTGTTCGTCCAGGCTGGCGGCGGCTTCGTCCAGCGATATATACCGTTGGGGCTCGCCCAGCGGTCGGCGCAGCGCGATGCGCCCGTGTCCCGCCGCCGCCTCGACACGGATCTCAGCCGCCTGACGGCGGCATACGCGGGCCATCAGGAATGGGTCGAGGGCGTAACTACCACGCATCGCCCCCCGTTCGCGGTTACGGGCCATGGCATCCCCGTTATAAACGTCCGGTGAGCAGCAATATGAGCAGGACGAGGAGAAGCACCCCGCCGATACCGAAACCATAACCATAATACGGGCCCCCGGCGAAACCCGATCTGTAGCCGTAACCTCCTCCCAGCACGAGGAGGATGACCAGGACGACCAGGATCAGCATCAGCGGGCTCATGTGCGTGGGCTCCCGTCGAGGTTGCGTGTGATCGCGACGTTCGCCCACATGGCGCAGTCGCGTAACTGGCGCAGCACGTAAGTCTTATCCGGTCCGGCGGGCAGCAGGGCGTCCAGGTCCTCGACGGTGGCACGGAAAACCGTGCGCGCGTGCTCCATCGCCTCCAGTTGCGCGTCGGTCGGTTTCAGGTACGCGAACGTGCTGTCGTGTAATGTCGGCATGTCGTTTCACTCCTATGGTGGGATGACGATATCACGCCCGTCGGGCTCGACGGGTTCGGCCTTGATGGTGGTGAACGTTTCGGTCTTGCCCGAATTGGCGAACATGATCTGGATGGAGAACTTCGCCGCCTGGGGCCCGCCCGAGCCCTGAGCAGCCGCGCCGTTACCCGTTGCCTGGGACCCGGCCATGATGGAGTGCTGCTTGACGGCATCCAGCCGGGTTTGCGCGGGCTGGTTCGGGTCCAGCATGATCCGCGCCGTGGTGGGGAGCGCGGCCAGCACGGCATGGCCGGATAGCTTTTTGATCCGCTCCTGGACGTTCTCGTCGCTCTCCCAGATCGCCCGGTATTCCTTGATCCTGCGCCTTATGACGTGCTGGTCACGCAGGAAATCCGCCATCTGGGCCACGTCGGTGAAGCCATAGCGGATCGCGATGGTCGCATACGTGTCCACGTTCTGGGCCACGTCGGTGCAGAACGCGTAAAGCACCTGGGGAGTGAACGAGGGCACCTGATCCAGGACCGCCGTGGCGTCGACAACCCCATTTATCACTTCCTGGTCGGCCCGTTCCTCGTCGTCCGGCTCGGTTACTACGGGAGTAAGGTCCAGATCCGGACCGGGGCCCGTGCTCACCGTCATTTCAACAGGTGTTTCAGATACAATCAGGGGTTTTTCGCTCCTGACCCAGGCGTTGAACGGACCGTCCTCACTATCCATTGTGGTCTCCAACAGGGTCACGCACCCTATGTGGTTGTCATACCGGGGATTTATACGCTAATGGAAAATAACACGAGGGGGCAAACCCATTGCCAGTGGCCCAGGCCGGTCTGTCGTCCAGTTCTTACCCCGCCCAGGCCCGCTCAGCGGGTGACAACGGCGGGTTCCTGCGCGTTATCTCCCCCTCGCAGCTGGATCGGCGCGACCAGGAGGCAAATTCCCGCAAAGTAAACGGTTCGAAACGTCTGGAGACGCCGGATCTGGGGTCCTGGATCAGGCAACAGTGGTTTGTTTTCCGCAACCACCGCAACCAGGGCAATAATCCGCTCAACGAGCGGCTCCTTCGGGCACAAAGGATGTTCGAGGGCAAGTACGACGCCAGTAAGTTATCCCAGATCCAGGCGTTCGGCGGCTCCGAGGTCTATTCCCGCATCGTCGCCAACAAGAGCAGGGGGGCGACAGCGTTGCTCCGGGACGTTTACATGGGTCCGGAGCGCCCCTGGTCGCTCAGGCCCGTGGCCGACCCGCCCATACCGCCGGAAATACGCACCAGTATCCTCCAGTTGATCGCCACCGAGGTCCAGACCATGCAAATGGCCGGGCAACCGGTCGAGGAAAATCAGGTTCACATGCGTTACGTGGGGTTGTTGCACGCGGCGCAACAGGCAGCCCGTCGCAATGCCATGACCCAGGCCACCGCCGCCGCCGATAAGATGGACGACATCCTCTCGGCGGGCGGTTTTTACGAAGCCATGGGAGAATTTCTACAGGATCTGCCCCTGTTCCCCTACGCCGTCCTCAAGGGTCCCGTGGTGCGCATGGTGCCCCGGCTGTCCTGGGTGAACAAACGCCCAAGTATTCAGAACAAGCCGGTGATGTTCTGGGAACGGGTCAATCCGTTCGATATTTACTGGTCCCCCGGCGCTTCGGCGCTGTCCGACGCGGCGATAATCCAACGTGTGAGATACACACGCGCGGATCTGAACGATTTGCTGGGCGTGCCGGGCTATGATGAGGCGGCGGTGCGCAACGCGCTCACCGATTACGCGCACGGGCTACGTGAGTGGCTGGACGCGCCTGATCCTGAACAGGCCATCAACGAGGGGCGGGAAGACCCATCCCTGAACCGGTCCCAGTACATCGAGGGCATCGAGTTTCACGGCAATGTACAGGGCCAGACGCTGCTCGATGAGGGCGTAAGTCCGAAGCTCGTTCCCGATCCGGACCGCGAATACATGATCCAGTCCTGGGTCGTGGGCCGTTGGACCATCAAGACCCAGATCAACCCCTCCCCGCGTCAGCGTCATCCGTTCTTCCTCACCAGTTTCGAGAAGGTGCCGGGCACCGTCGCCGGGCACTCCCTGCCGGATATCCTGGAGGACATCCAGGAGGTCGCCAACGCCGCGTACCGGGCACTGGTGAACAACCTGAGCATCTCGTCGGGGCCCCAGGTCATCGTCAACGACGAGATGATCAGCCCCACCGAGAACGGCGACGAGCTATATCCGTGGAAACGCTGGCATGTGCAGGGCGATCCGCTGGGTAACCAGCGCGAGCCGGTTACGTTTTTCCAACCAACGTCGAACACCCAGGAATTACTCGGCGTCATCAACGCGATGAACGTGATGGCGGACGAACAGTCGGCCATCCCCCGGTATCTGACCGGCGAAAGCCTCTCCGGAGGTGCCGGGCGCACGGCGTCCGGCCTGGGCATGTTGATGAACAACGCCGCGAAGGTGTTGCAGACGGTCGCGGCCAACGTCGACACCAACATCCTGGAGCCGCTGATCGAGGCGCTCTATGAGATGATCATGCTGACCGATACCTCGGACCTCCTCACGGGCGAGGAGCAGATCCAGGTGCTGGGCAGCAAGGTTTCGGCGCAAAAAGAGACCGAGCGCCAGCGCCAGCTTCAGTTCCTGCAGATCACCGCCAATCCCATCGACGGGCCCATCATCGGCGAGATCGGGCGTGCCCGGCTGCTGCGCGCGATCTCGGAGGGCATGGGGCTGCCGGACGACATCGTGCCCGACGATCAGACACTCCAGGCGCAGATGGACGCCCAGAAGCGGCTCCAGGCGGCGGGCATGGCCGTTCAGGCGCACGCCCAGGCCAATGGCGAGCACGCGCCCGGTCCGCCGGGGCAGGAGCAGGAGAAACCCGGCGAGGAGCCCAAAGCCGGTCCGCCCGGCCCTCAGGGACCGCCAGGGGGGCCGTCCGGACCGTCAGCCGGGAGTCAGGCCCAGGGAGGCCAGTCGCGTCAGCCGGGTCCGGCCCGGCCACCGTCGTTCAACTCGTTTAGCCAGGGAACAGGAGCACAGCATGTCTGAGAACAAAGTCGAGAGCACCTCCTCGGGGTCGTCGATGAAAGCATCCGGCGGCGGATCGAGCGGCGAGAACTCGGGTCCCACCGGATCGTCGCGCCACTACCCGAAGGGTAAGTCGATCCGCCGCACGGACTGGAACCCGGAGAAGAAGCCCGCTTCCACCTACGGCATCTGCGGGACCTGACGTGTCCGACATCCTGCAGTTCTTCGCCTACGAGCATCTGCCGGAACATCTGGCCAAGGTCAGCGCGCCGTTCGGTCAACTGGCGCGCGAACTGGTCGCCAATCTCCCGCGCAATCCAGAGCGTAGCGTGGCGCTGCGCAAACTACTCGAAGCCAAGGACGCAGCCGTGCGGGCACGGCTGTACCAACCACCGGAGGTATGAGCAATGGCAGCCGGATTTCCATCGGGCGTCGGTGGGATGCTGTTTGGTGGCGGCGGTGGCGGCGGGGGTACGGTCCACGTCGGTGGTGGCAAAAACGCCAAACATCAGCAACTGGGCACGCCCCACACGGGAATGAAAAACACCCTGACCACGGGTGACCCATTGGATCGTTCCATGGGCCATTACGGGAAAAAGGGCGGCGTGATGTCGCGGATGCAGGGCGTCAAAGGCGGCATCACCCGGCCCGTCGGCGGGCTTGGGCCGGGCCGTAAGGGCCAGCCGGGCCCGAGCAGCACCGACTACAGTATGAAAAATGCGTTCTGATTTACTCCGGGAGTGAACTGTGAGTGTGAATTTAGGCAACGACGCGATTTCGGCGATCAAGGAACTGCGCGGTAATTCTCATTTCGAGAACCTCGTGGCCCATCTGGGCGCGTTCGCGCAGAACATGGTGCTCGCGTCGTGCGACGCCGACGTGACCACGCGCGTCGACAAGACCGCCTATGCGCGGGGTTTCTATCACATGTGGCAGGCGATCCACGCCGCGCACGCGGATCTGCACATGAGTCAGGTGAAGATGGCCCCACCGAAGGGCGTGAAGGGAGCAATGGCCAATGTCTGAGTCCAACACCATCACGCATCAGCCGTATCTTCCCGAAGCGGTTCGCCGCGCATCCGCCCGCGCGGATGAACTCGCGCGTGAGGCGGGCGTGGCCAACGTGCCCGAGGGTGATACTCCCGTCGTAAATGGCGAGGGCGGCGAGGAGCCGGTTCAGCAACAGCTGGACCTGGGTGATCAGCCCCAACCACAACCCCAGCCCCAGCCCCAGCCCGTCAACGACTGGGAGCAGCGTTATAACACGCTGCAGGGCAAGTACAATTCCGAGGTGCCCGAACTGCGCGGCCAGCTGCACTCGTTGCAGACCATGGTGGCGCAGATGAACCAGCCGCGCCGGGCCGAGGACACGTTCGAGAGCACGCCGCGCACGCGCCCGCTGCCACCGCCCACGCGCGAAGTTCCCCAGGAAGATATCGAGGCTTATGGCCAGGACCTGATCGAGGCATCGCAGCGTTGGGCGGACGCGAAATACGCACCCATTTTACAAGATTATGAACGCCGTCTGCTGGCGGTGGAGGGGAACAACCAGCAACTGGCGACGTACACGACGCAACAGCGCGTGGACATGGCGCTGACTCAGGCCATGCCGGACTGGGAACGGATCAACGTCGATCCGAATTTCGTGGCATGGCTGAACCAACCAGACATGTTCAGCGGGCAAACGCGTAAAACACTTATTGACAACGCTTACAATTCAGGCGATGCCGCCAGGACCATCGCGTTCTTCCGTGCGTACAAGAACGAGCAGACCGTGGTTGGCCAGCAGCCAGGGACACAGACGTTCCAGACCGATCAGGCGGAACGGCTACCCCTCGCCGATCTGGCGGTGCCTGGACGGGGCCGTAGTGTCTCGTCACCAGCGCCCGGCGCTCCCGAGGCACGCATCTGGACGACGGCGGACGTCAACGCGTTCTATCGACAAAAGCAGCGTGGCTATTGGGCCGGACGTGAAGCGGAAGCTGAACGTCTGGAGCGCGATATCATTCTGGCTCCACTCGAAGGGCGCTTCCGTCAGTCATGACATCCCCATATGTGAGAGGAGCGGCCTTCCATGGCCATCACAGTAGCAGCAACCCCGTTCGCCGGGGCCAATCAAACCCCCGCGTACCATGGCACGTTCATTCCGGAGATCTGGTCGGGTAAACTCATCGAGAAGTTTTATTCGGCCACCGTACTGAGCGCCATCGCCAACACGGACTACGAAGGCGAGATCAAGAACCAGGGCGACGTGGTTCACATCCGCACCAAACCGACGATCACCATCCGGGACTATCAGGTCAACCAGGACCTGTTGATCGACCGCCCGTCCAGCAACATCGTCGACTTCACCATCGACAAGGCGAAGTACTTCAACGAGGCGCTGGACGACATCATGGAGGTCCAGTCGGACATCAACATGCTGTCGTTGTGGTCCGACGACGCGGCTGAACAGATGAAGATCGTCATCGACACCGACGTGCTCACCACCATCGACGCGGGTATCGTCGCGGCGAACAAGGGTGCCACGGCGGGACGCATCTCGCTGAACATCAACCTCGGCACGACCGGCGCGCCCATCGCCATCACGCCGCTCAACATCATCGACAGCATCGTGGATCTCGGCACGGTGCTGGACGAGCAGAACATTCCGGAAACGGGACGTTGGCTGGTCATCCCGCCGTGGGTGGCGGCGCTGATCAAAAAGAGCGATCTGCGCAACGCGTCCATCTCGGGCGACGGCGTGTCCATGACCCGTAACGGTCGCCTGGGCATGATCGACCGGTTCACCCTCTACTCGTCCAACCTGCTGCCGACCGCCGCCGAGGGTGCCGCCACCGCGTTCCGCGTCTTCGCCGGTCACCCGCATGGTCTGACTTTCGCGAGCCAGATCACCAAGCTGGAGCAGATGCGCTCCGAGCGGTCGTTCAGCACGCTCTTGCGGGGCCTGCAGGTCTACGCGTCCAAGGTCCTGGACGGCATCGCCATCACCGAACTCTACGCCGTTCGGGGTTAATTTACTCCCGTCGTAAACCGCTGGCTTCGGCCAGCGGTAACGGAGGTTCGCATGGCAAAACGACCGTTCCCCTTCGAAGGTTCGAAGAAGGACAAGGCGCAGGACAAGGCTGGCGCTAAGAAAATGGGCGTCTCCCAAAAAGCCTACGAGAACACCGCGCGTGACAAGGCCCAGGACAAAGCCGGTCAGCGCCAGATGTATGGGAAACGCAAATGAGAGCCCCTGCCGTAGGTAAATCCAAGGGCAAATCGAAATTACCCAATTTGGGTATTGGCGCGAAGAAATCCGCCGGACCCAAATTGCCCACCAATGTCGCCCCACCACCGCCGCCGTCTGGGGGCCCCCCCACTCTGGCATCCGGAGGACCGGGGGCTCCCAGCGCGTCTGGGGTCCCCGGAGGTCCGGTGGCACCCGCCGGGCTGGACCCCACCGGCCTGGGTATGCGCAAGGGCGGCAAGGTCGGTAAAACCATGCCGGTGAAGAAAGGGCGGCGCTGATGAAGAAGCCGGTCCGTAAGCGCGTACGCGGATATGACTACGGCGGGCAGGTGCTGAGCACCGACAGCCTGGGGAAGTCCATCTCCAGTGGTTTCAGTTCCGGCATGAGCATGGCCAAGGCATATAACGAGGCGGAAGACGCTTCGAAGAAGGCCAACAAAGACAAACCGCCTGATAAGGACAGCAACACCTCCAATCCCAAGCTCCCCTCGGCGAGCAATGACTATGTGCGCGGCGTGGTGGGTGGCGTGCCGGTCATGGCCGGTGGCGGTAACGCGCGCGGCGGCAAGATCAAACAGGTGGCGGGCAAGCCCATCGGCAAGGACGACGGGCTGATACCCGCGCAAAGAGGCGAGTGGGTGATCCGCAAATCGGCGGTCAAGAAGCTGGGCAACGCGGCGATGGGCCAGATCAACAAGGGCAAGATCCCACCGAGGAAGGGCCGGTAATGAGCCGCACCTGGGGCAGCCTGATCGCCGAGGCCCGCACGATGCTGCAGGACAAGATCGGCACCTCCGGGGGTGCCCTGAGGTACACCGACGATGAGATGTTCGAAGCCATCAACTCGATGTTGGCCGAGGTGCGGACCAAACGTCCTGACCTGTTTCTGCCCATTGGGCTGCGCCGCCCACTGGCGTTCTACACCGCCGCCCAGGACATGGGCACCGCGTTCCCGCTGGATACCAGCGTTTATTCCGCTTTCGTTTATTATCTCGTTGGCCGGGCGGAACTACGCGAGGATACGTTCAGCGACGACTCGCGCGCCGTCAGCATGATGAACAAGGCGGTCAGTCAACTTCTCACCATCCAAAGCTAGGGACATCGCATGAGCGGTACGATCACGGGTTCAAGCCCGAACTGGGTCGCTGGCTACGTGCCCCCGGCTGCCGAGTGGAACCAGTGGTGGGCGAAGAAGATGGACGCGGACAGTTCCACCTTCGCGGGCGGGCCGTTCCTGTCCCTGGAAGGCGGCACCATGACCGGTGCGCTTTACCTGCCGTCGGCGCTGCCCGTGGACCCGCACGAGGCGGTCAACAAGGGCTACGTGGACTCGCTGACTTTCGCCGCCGGGCCGTTCATGCCCGCCGCTGGCGGCACCTTCACCGGCCCCGTCATCCACACCAGTTCGCTCACCCTGGCGGGGAACCCATCCCAGGCATTGGACGCGGCACCGAAACAATACGTGGATAACGCGACCAATCAGGCCAACAACGCGCTCAACGTGGCCAACGCCGCCGTGCGCCGCGCGGGCGACACGATGACCGGGCTGCTCACGCTGTCGTCCGATCCGGTCGCCGCCAACAACGCCGCCACCAAATCATACGCCGATCTCAAGGTGGCCAAGACCGGCGACACCATGACCGGGCGGTTGACCGTCAGCAGCGATATGGTCGTGACCGGGCCGCTGTATAACAGCGGCACCCTTTACATCAACGCCTACAACAGCTGGGAGTGGGGCTTCGGGGTCAACCCCACCAATGGCGACCATATTCAGACCTACCGCACGGGCTGGTACGACGCGTGGCAGTCCAGCGGCGGCGCGCGTTTCTGGGTTGGCGGCAGCGTCAGCCTGATGGGCCTGGATGGCAGCGGAAACCTGAACGTCAAAGCGCAGATGGCGGCTGGCAGCGTTTTCACATCCGGGTTGACCGTGGGCACCGCCGCCGCTGGCGGCAACGCCACCATTTACGGCACCGTCACGGCGGGTGCCCTCGCCATGGGCCCGTGGGTTTTTTACAACAGCGGCGACCAGATCCAGCAGCACACGGCGGGCTGGTACGAGCGTTGGGAAACCAACGGCGGGGCGCGCAGCTGGGTCAACGGCAACATCGAGACCCTGCGGATGGACTCGGGGGGAAATCTGGCGATCCTCAGGGCGTTCACGGCGGGCGCGATCATCTCCAACAATCAGGTCGACTGCAAAGGCACGCTGTACGCGGACAACCAGCAAATGGTTTTCGGCAAGGCCGGGCTGGGCCGCATCATGCAGATGCAGGGCAACTGGTACTGGGAGTTCGACGTCCTCAACGGCAACATGGCCTGGATCGCCGACCGTAACCCGGCGGTGGCGTTCTGGGTAATGCGACCGGGGGACGCGATGTGCTTCAATTCCATCGGCGCGGTCGGCGGGATCGGAGCCTACGTGCCGCTCTCCGACATGCGCTCGAAGCGGGACGCGCACCCGGCCACCTGCGGGCTGGACGAGATCCTCGCCATCGAGCCCATCGAGTTCGACCGCATCGACATGGGCGGTGCCAGTCCCGGTCGCGAGATCGGTTTCTCCGCGCAACAGATGAAGTCCGTCCTCCCGTTGTCGGTGCGGAACGTGGGCATCAGGCTACCGGACGGCACGGGCGGTATCGACAGCGACGAGCCCACCATGGGCGTCATGCTGGACCCCATCGTGGCGGCGCTGGTCAACGGCATGAAAGCACTGGCATCCGAGGTCGCGGCGCTGAAAGCCGGGCGATGACCCCAGGTCGGCTGCCACTCAACCTCTACCGGGGCGACACCGGACGCTGGCGGTTCAGCCTGTGGCTGGACGAGAACAAGACGGTGCCCACCGACCTGACCGGGGCCACCACCAAGGCCGAGATCCGCGACCGGTCCGGCGGCACGCTGATCGTCGGTATGCCCAGCACGGTCACGTTGCCCAACCATATCGACATGGTGCTGGCGGCGGCGGACTCGGCGAAGCTGCCAAGCTCCGCGTCGTGGGATTTACAAGTGACCTACGCCTCGGGTGACGTCATCACGGTGCTGGCCGGGCCAGTCAACACGACGGGGGACGTTACTACCGTCGTAAACGTGGCCACGCCACTACGGTCGGTGCGATGAGCGACACCCTGTTCATCGACGTCATCGTCGCCCCGTCGGTCCACTCCGTCGACGTAATCACCGCGCTCGCCGAGCCGGTGCTGATCGACTACGTGGTGCCGGGTCCGCAAGGACCGCCGGGCGAGAAGGGTGACCAGGGTGACCAGGGTATCCAGGGTCCCGTGGGTCCGCAGGGTCCGCGCGGCCCGCAAGGCGTCCAGGGCGTGGTGGGGCCGGTGGGTCCCGCCGGACCGGTAGGCCCCAAGGGCGACAAGGGCGACAAGGGCAATACCGGCGCGCAGGGCGTGCAGGGGCCCGTCGGGCCGCTGGGCCCCAAGGGTGACAAGGGCGACACCGGCCCCGTGGGGGCCACCGGTCCGCAAGGCATCCCAGGCATCCAGGGCAATACCGGGCCCATGGGTGCCACCGGCCCGCAGGGTCCGCAGGGCGTGCCCGGCGCGAAGGGCGACACCGGGGCCACGGGTGCCGACTCCACCGTGCCCGGTCCAGAGGGGCCCCAGGGCGTCAAGGGCGACACCGGTCCGCAAGGCATCCCAGGCGACACGGGTGCGCAAGGTATCCAGGGACCGGCGGGGGCGGACGGGGCCACGGGTCCGCAGGGTATCCAGGGCGATATGGGTGTTCCGGGTCCGGAGGGTGTCCAGGGTATTCAGGGCGCGCCCGGCGCGGACGGTGCCGACGGAGCCACCGGCCCCCAGGGTATCCAGGGCGTGCCCGGCGCGGACGGTGCCGACGGTGCCGACGGTGCCACGGGTGCCACCGGCCCGGCGGGGGCTGATGGGGCCACCGGTCCGGCGGGAGCCGACGGGGCCACCGGTCCCCAGGGTATCCAGGGCGTGCCCGGCGTGAAGGGCGACACCGGGGCCACCGGAGCCCAGGGTCCCACCGGCTCGACCGGTCCGGCGGGACCGACGGCGGTCAGCACCGACGCCAACAACTACGTTCACCTGGGCACGGACAACCTGATTTTCGCGCCGCTGGCGGTGAAGATCGCGGGCGATACGATGACCGGCCCGCTGAACCTGCCGGTGCCCGACCCGACGGCGGGGACGCACGCCACCCACAAAGCCTACGTGGACGCCAAGGACGCCATATTACAGCAAGAGATCCAGGCGCTGGCTGAAACACTGGTGTTCATCGGCCAGTGTCATGTCACCACCGATACCACCCAGTTCACGGCGGCGTCGGGCATCACGCCCAACCCAGGACCCCTGCCCGCGCCCACCCCTGGGATCAAGGGTTATTACGTTATCGTGGTGGAGAACGGCAGACCGCCAGTGGGCAACATCCCAATGGAGGATTACGTCCTCCATGACTGGCTCATATGTGACGGCGCGGTCTGGGTGCACCTGAAACTGGGCTTGGTTTACTTCGCCGCCTCGCAGGTCGCGGTCACGCCGACCATCGCGGGCACCGACGACGTTCAGGAAACCCTCCAGTATCTCTACGACAATTCGATCAGTCCCGCCGCCGGGGATGATCGTTGGGTGAACGTAACCGGCGACACCATGTCGGGCGCTCTGACCATCGGCGCGGGCGCGAACAACGCCATCACGATCACGCAAGGCGCGACCGGCGCTGATACGATCACACTCGCTCAATCTGGCACGGCGGGCATTCGGCTTCCGACGATCAGGGTCACGGCGGCGAGTGCGCCGCTCGTGGTCACAGATACAGCCGAGTTGCCATCCATCGGAGCGGGGGGCGGGGCGCTCATCCGCTTCCTGGGGTCCGCTGCGAGTAACGTATCGCTGACGTTCGATGCGTTTGGATCGGGTGGCGCGGGCGGCACCGCTTTTTTCACTGGTCGCGGCGCGCAGGGATCGGCTTCCGCGCCATCGGCGATGCTGGCCAACGGGACACTCGTGATGCTGCGCGGTCAGGGTTTCGGCGCGACATCCTATGGCACGGGCGCGACAATCGCCATGCAGGCCGCCCAGGCGTGGACCGACGCGGCGCGCGGCGCTTACATCACATTCAACACGGTTGGGCTGGGAACCAACGCTGTCACGGAGCGGCTGCGGATAGACGCATCCGGTATCGTTCTGATCGGCCAGACCGCCGCTTCTGGCGCGGCGAATTTACAAGTGACCGGCGGTCTAAGCCTGACCAGCGGCGACGCCACGTTGTTTCGCGATCCGACCGCGCCGCTGCACGCGGTGCCACTGCAATACCTGACCAACAATTTCCTCACGACGGCGCAGGGAGACGCGCGCTGGGTCAACGTGACCGGCGACCAAATGAGCGGCGGGCTGAGTTTCGGTACTGATGCCCTCCCACCGGGTGGTCCGACAGACCTGTCACGGCACCTCTCACTGTTCGATGGATGGGGCGGTTTCAGCGTCACATCGGGATCGTTGAACCTCGTTTCGGGCAACATGCTGACCATGTGGTTCAACGGCGCTGGAGCAAACTTGGCTTCCGGCGTTGGCCTGTATCTTGACCATGATCCCGTCAACGCCATGGAAGCGGTCCCGCTCCGATACCTGCAGTCGACAGTTGGCAACTATCTGCCAGTCGCTGGCGGCGTGATGCACGGTGCCATCGGCTTTGGAGGGCTGAACAACCAGATAGCGGAGGGTGGGGACGCCGCCAGTTCCACCATCAACAATTTGATGTTGTCATCGTGGAACGGCATTGGTTTCTACCCGACGGTGACAGCCGGTCAGATACCGATAAACAACGCCGGAATTTACTTTGATGTGCGCAACGGCTTCGGGAATTTCAGACGGGTCTACCTCGTAGACGCGATCACCGATGCCACCCAGGCCGTGACCAAGCAATATGTTGACAACAACACGATAAATATCGGCGGCGGGGACGCGCGCTGGGTGAACGTGACCGGCGATACCATGACCGGTCAGTTGAACATCACCAACAACACGGGCCTGTCGCTGAAGGACGCGAGTGGCGGCGATGTCTATTTCGTCATCGGATCGGACAACCACTTTGGGCTATACAGCAGCAACGCGGCGGGCGTCTCATCGGTCCCGGTCTGGGATTTTTACGCGCGCACGGACAATCCGACGCAGACGTTCTGGCTTACGACCAACTTTTCAAAGGCCGTCACGGTCAATGCCAACGTAACGATAACCGGCAGTCTTCTCGACGTTTACAACAACACACGGTTCGGCGGGAACTCAACACCAGCGGCGGCGGCGGGAATAAGCACCTGGGGCGGCGTCATCACCAACAACATCAGCCAGGGCGCTGGTGAAACTGATTTCGTCAACCTCTATTACCCCTACGGCGGCTTCCGCTTCTTCCAGAAAACCAGCGCGGAAGACACGATGCTACGCTGGCTACTGACCATGGAACCCGACGGGCTGCTGCGTCTTGGTGGCACCATCGCCTACAACAACCTTCCAGGCGGCGGGAACGCCATCGGCTTCACCTGGGCGGCTGACGGTCTGCACCCTTGGGTCGATAGCACCGACCAGGGCGCATACGCGCCGAAAAGCTGGGTGACCGCTGGCTTCGCCCCTGCGACAGGCGGCAACTACGTCGCCAAGGGCGGCGACACCATGAGCGGGATGCTCACGATCAACGCCTACACCAACCCATGGGGCGCGTTCAACTTCGCGTCGCAACTGGTCATCCGGGGTGTTCAGAACAACGGCCTTGGCATCTTCGATAGTTCCGACGCCAATGGTATCGGTATCCACAACAGCGCGGGCGACCTGTGTTTTTCTGGTATGCCGCCATTGGGCGACAGCACGACGCCACCCGACGAGAGGATGCGGCTGGGTGCTTCGACGGCGACGTTCGGCGGGTCTATCAGCGTCAGTTACAATGCCTACATCGGCGGCGACACCACCACGCACAACATCATCAACGACGGCAACCTTGGCATTCACTATCAAGGTCTCGCTGGCAGCGCCTGGTATGGCTTCAAGTGGGATAACAGTAACCACCATATAATGCTGAACGGTGGTGACGCTGGCATCATCGCGATGCAAAGCTGGGTGACCGCCAACTACGCGCCGATCACGGGCGGCGGGTATCTCACCGACGCGCCGAGCGACTGGAATGTATATGGCCGGATGAATGCCGCCTGGAGCATGACATCCAAGCTGACCTACGTGCCGGGTAACATGACCGCGACGGGTCCGTACTTCAACCCGAACACCGACATCGTGGGCTGGTATGTCGGGCTCTACAACGTCCAGAACCAAGGACCCGGAGGGCCGCTCCCCGGCTGGCCGCAGACCCAGAACGACAACACCGCGATGATCCTGGCGGGCTGCGCCGCCAACGCGGATTGGCCCACCCGGATCATGTTCGGGGGCCGCTACCCCAACACGGGGGGCATCCCGCTCTGGTTCCAGACCTACGATCTTCTCTGGCATGAGGTCATCAGCGACAAGGGCGGACATTTTCAGGGCGGGATCAGCTTCGGCCAGCGAACGGGCGGTTCCCCGCAGGATATGTCCCAGCATATCACGCTTTATGACGGCTTCGGCGGCTTCTCCGTCACGGGCGGAACGATCAACATCGTTTCCGGCGGCAACACCAATTTCGTATCCAACGCGGGTGTGACCTGGGTGGAGGTCAACTCGGGCGGGGTCGCCGTGCGGTCCGGCGATGTCTGGTTGTTGCGCGATCCGACCGATCCCATGCACGCCACGACCAAGCAATACGTGGATGCGAAAGTTAATACGGGAGTAAACGGCTACGTCGCCAAGACCGGCGACGCCATGACCGGCCAGCTGGACATCGCGTTCCCGGATGGCGTGTCCCAGTTGATGCTCCGGGGCACTACCAACGGTGTTCGGATGAACTCCAACAACGGCTTCTTCCTGATCGAGGGGGTCGATGGCACTGGAGTAACGACCTACCAGCCGCTCTGGTTGGGCGGCTCGCAGATCGCGCTGGTCGCGCCGACCTACATGGGCAACAACCACACGTTCACGCTGGCCAAAGACCCTGTAAATCCGCTGGAAGCCGCCACCAAGCAGTATGTGGACGCCAGGGCTGGAACCCCAGGACCCGCCGGACCTCAGGGCCCCGCCGGTCCCACGGGTGCCACGGGTGCCACTGGCCCCCAGGGGCCCATAGGCCCCACGGGTGCCACCGGCCCAGCCGGGGCCAACGGTTTCATCGCCGAACCCGTGGGCGCGGGCACGTTCGGGCGGACCTCGGCGGCGGCGTGGCAACGCAGCGTGGCGCTGTCGGGTGATAACATGACCGGCTCGCTCACCGTGGCGAACATGGTGTCGATTAACTCGGCAACGACCTACGCGCAGTTGGTCATGTCCAAGGCTCCGGGGGCCACCGCCAACCAGATAATTGGCTACACCGGCAACTCGGTACGTTGGAACCTCCAGGTGGGCGACGCCACCGCCGAGGGCGGGACCAGCACCGGGTCGGATTTCACTCTGAGCCGACATGATAACGCGGGGAACTGGTTAAGCCGGTCTTTTAGCGTTTCCCGCGCCAACAACTCGATGACCGTCGATGGCCTTCTCAACTGCGTGGGGCAACTCTGGTCCAACAGCGGGCGCGTTATCAGTTGCAACGGCGGCTACCCCACCGTCACCGTCTACGACACCACGGGGGCGGTCGCGGGCGGCATGTGGGTGGAGCCGAACGGCGTGCTCTACTTTGGCGACATGGACGGCGCGGGCAACGCGGTGACGGGCCGGTTCTACGTGGACCGCTCCAGCAACCTCGTTTCCAACGCGGGTGTTTTCGGGACGTGGCTCCAGTCATCCGGCGGGGCCAGCATCGCCGGTCGCCTCACCGTCAACGAGATCATGAATAACTCGGGTGTCATGCGCGTCGCCGGAAACGACGCCTACTACATGAACCGCGACACCAACGGTCAGTGGAACTTCGTCGAGAACAACGTCAACAACATGTGGTGCAACGCCAACGGCGATTTCAGGGCGCGCACCAGCGTCAACTCGGCGAATGTCAGTTCGGATAACGCGCTGACCGCTGTCGCGGGGCAGATGATTTTTGGCGTTGGTGGCGGCGGCAAGATCATGCAGTTCCAGGCTTCATGGTACTGGAACTTCCAGACCGTGGACGGCTCGCTGATGTGGTATAACGCCAGCTATGGTCCGACGTGGATGATCCACGCCAACGGCAGTTGCTACAACAACTACATCTGGACCGGCGGGCGCGGTGCTTACCAGGACGTGTCCGACGACAACCAGAAGGTGGACATCCTTCCCACCTCGTATGGCCTCGACGCGGTGCTCGCCCTGGAGCCGATCCGGTTCCGCCGCCTGCGTCCCGTGCACGACAAGATGGTGGAAGACGAGCGCGAGGATATCGGTTTCAGCGCGCAGCAGGTCCAGCGGATCATTCCGGAAGCCGTCAACACCATGGGCGACGACGGGATGCTCTGCTACGGCACGACGGCGATCATCGCCGCGATGGTCAACGCGATGAAAACGATGCACGCCCGCATCGAACAACTGGAACAAAGGACACTCCACTAATGGCCGCGCTTATCATCCCCAACAACACGACGTTCGGCTCGATGACCAACCAGACCGTGAGCAACATGCTCAAGATGAACACCACCATGGCGCGCCTCAAGGACGCCCTGGCCACGGCGTCGGCTGGTTACGAGGGCGTGGCGGGCACGCAGTACGAAGCGGCTACCATGAGCATGAACACGCCGTTCACGCAGAACAACTTCGGCATCGTTCCCAAGGTGGACGCGGCGGGCGCGAACGGCACCGACTATGAATACGCGGTGAACACCCTGGCGACGCACTGGGACACGTTCTGGGCGGCGGCTGAAGCCGCGATCAGCCAACTCGATAACGGTTCGAACCTTTAATACGGGAGTAAAAACATGAGTGGATCACAGCAACAACAAGACATCACGGCGCTTATGGCCATGGTCACGCTGCCCATCGGGCGCTGGAACCAGGTACTGGAAGTGCTGGGCGCGCAGCCGTGGCGCGAGATCAACCCCACCATCGTCGACATTCACCGTCAGTTGCAGGACGCGGTGAACGCCCAGGCCGGTCAGGGCGGTAATGGCCTGGAGACGTTGCGGCAGATGAAAGAAACGCAGTCATGACGGAACTGCCCAGACCCACGCCGTTGCCCACGGTTCCGGACCTGCACTTCGACGTGCCGCCGGACCCGCCCGGCGCGGTGCCGTTGCTGGTGCCGGGGACGACCGCGCTGCCGCCGCCCATCATCGGCGCGCCGGACTGGATGCGTTCGCCCAACTGCCCGAACAATCCGCCGGACTGCCGCATCACCGTCACCATGACGCCGGTCACCACGCCCGTGCCCGTGCCCGTTCACACGGGTGACGGCGCGGCGTCGCCGCCCCTGGTGTTGCGCGCGTTGCCGCACGGGTCGTGCACGACGTGCAACCTGACGTGGGACATCACGCGGGGTCCCATGGGCCCGGCTGACATTCCATACGTGCCCATGCCGCCGCCCACTGTTCCGCCGCACTCGTGACAGCCTGACAGGAAAAACATATGTCGGGGTCGTTCGCCTACAGTTCAGCCATCGGTCGTTTCGTCATCGGGTTGAGCCCGATTGAAGGCTCGACCACGGTTGTCACGCCGCCCGACGCGGGCGGCGGGGGCTTCGTCGCGACGTCTGATTTCGAACGGCTCTACGACAACATCCAGACCATGCTCCCGGCGATCACCCTGCCGGTCATCGAGATGGAGTTGTGGAACACGGTCCAGGAGTTCTGCATCCGCAGCACTTACTTCCGTAGTAAAATCTACTGGGAGATGGGGCCGGGCATCAGCACGGTGGACTTCAATCCGTTCAACGCCGACATGGGCGTGGTGTGGGTGCTGTACGTGCACGGGCTGACCCACTGGGCCATCAATCCGCCAGCGGTGCTTTACGACACGATGCCACCCACCAACGGGCGGTCCGGCTGGGCGCAGGTGGCGTTGCGCCCGCTGCGCTTCGACGTGGTGAAGCTGGGTGCGATACCGGAATTGTTCACGACGTGGTTCGAAACCATGCTGGATGGAACCCTGGCGCGGCTCTACGCCATGCCCGCCAAACCCTGGTCCACGCCGCAACTGGCGCAATACCACGGCACGCGGTTCCGACAGGGCATGGGACGCGCGCGGGACATTGCGGAGCGATTACATTCTCATCAGCAATCGCCTCGCAGGTCGTTTCCCTATTTCGCTCACGGGCGAAGGAAGCAATAGATGCTAGTCACCCGCGTCGACAAAGAGCCTACCGATATCACGCGTGTCGTGGTGGACATGGGGTGGTGGCTGGACGTTAACGAAACGATTACCCAGATCGTTTCAGCCGAAGTTATCCAGGGCATGTCGGGCTGGTCGGAAGCCCCCTATCCGCCGCCCGACAGCCCGCCACCGTACGATCCGACGCCGCTGATCCTCCTCTCGTCGACGCTGGACGCCGTGGGACGGAGCTTCATCCTGTTCACCGAGTTCGGCACGCCCGGCGTGGCCTACACGGTCCAGCTTATCATGGACGGCACCTCGCAGCGCCGGATCACCGTCGAGGTGGGCGTCCAGGTCATGGGCACGCCGCCGGAACAGCCCATGCCGCTACCCACGCCGCCCGTGGGGCCGGGGGTAGACCCGCTGGACTGGTATCTGCCCCTCAAGGGCGGCAAGATGGAGGGGCCGCTCTATCTGTTTCACGACCCCAAATACCCAACCGAAGCGGTGACGAAACATTACGTCGACGGCATGTCGTTCGTCGGCGGTCCGTTCATGCCTGAAGCCGGTGGCACCTTCACCGGGGCCGTGAGCATGGGCGAGAGCGCGCTCACCTTGTCGGCCACCAGCCCGATTGATCCGCTGGAAGCCGCCAGCAAGCAATACGTGGACGGGCTGCTGGGGTCGGTGACCGCGCCGTTCGTGCCGCTGTCTGGCGCTACCATGACCGGACTGCTCGTTCTCAGCGACGATCCCGTCGATCCGCTGGGAGCCGCCACGAAGCAATACGTGGACAGTCAGTTGGGAGCCGGGGTCGTCTCGTTCAACGAACGGTCGGGCGCGGTGACCATGGAGTTGAACGACGTCCTCGACGTGGGCGGCGCGCCCGTGGACAGCCCCACCTTCTCGGGCGTGCCGCAGGCACCGACGGCCCCGCCGGGAACCAACACCCGGCAGCTGGCCACCACGGAGTTCGTTTCAAGCGCCGTCGTCGCGGCTGCCGAGGGGGTGATAAGTTTCAACACCCGCACGGGCGCGGTGCTGTTGAGCCTGCTGGACGTGACGTCCGTGGGCGGCGCGCCGCTCGCCTCGCCCACGTTCACGGGCAGCCCCAGCGCGCCAACCCCGTCGCCGGGAGACAACGACACGTCCATCGCCACCACGGCGTTCGTCGTGTCCACCATCGCGTCCTCCATCGCCGCGCTCCCAGCGGCCAGCGTGACGAGTTTCAACGGACGCACGGGCGCGGTCACGCTGGCGGGCATCGACGTGACGGGCGCGGGCGGCGCGCTGCTGGCGAGCCCGGTGTTCACGGGCGACCCTCGGGCACCCACGCCCTTGTTGGGTGACAACGACACGTCCATCGCCACCACCGCGTTCGTCCAGGGCGTGATGGCGAACGCCACGACGGGCAAATTCCTGCCGCTCACGGGCGGGACTTTGGCGGGGCCGGGCAATCTGGTGGCGCAGGGAACGGTGGCCGCGCAGTTGTATGTCGCGCAGGCACCCGGCGGCTATCCGCAGTACCAGTGGTTCAACCCCACGGGCGGCGCGGACGTGAAAACCGCGCTCGCTTACATGTCCCCCGACGGCAATCTCACGTTTCAGTTCTCCAACGACGCGGGCAACGTGGGCGGGGCGTTCCTCCAGGCCACCCGCAGCGGCGCGGCCTCGTCGTCGGTCACGCTCCTGGCCCCCACGATCTCGCTAAACGGCTATTCCCAGGTCAATGGCAACGCCGCCGTGACCGGCTCGTTTCAGGTCAACGGCCCTCTTAACAGCTACGGCGTCATCAACGGCAACGCCAACATCCTGGCGCTCAAGTCCACTGGCAGCGCCTTCATCGGGTCCTACCACGTGGGCAATTCAGCCGTGGGTATGTGGAACGCCAGCAACGCGCTGTTCTTCGGCAACGCCGACGGCAACGGCAACAACCCTGGTCCGGCGCGGATGACCCTCGACGCGAGCAGCAACCTTTGGGTCGTGGCGGCGATAACCGGCGCTTACATCCACTCGACGGGCACCCTCGACGTGGACGGCAACGCCGCTTGCGCCGGTATCACCGCCACCAACTTCGTGAACACGAGTGCTCGTGTCACCTGTAACGACCTGATGAACAACAGCGGTATCTTCTACGTCGCTGGTAATCCCGCTTACTACATGGGCCGGGGCGGTGACGGCGCGTGGCGCATCGTCGAGGGCGGCATCACCACCATGGCCGTGGACACGTCGGGCTCCATAAACGCCCGCAACGTCCTCACGGCGGGAACCGCCGTTTTCGCCCAGGGCGGTCAGATGGCCATGGGCGCGGGCGGGAACGGCACCATCCTGCAGATGTCGCCCAACTGGTACTGGGACTGGAACGTTAGCACCGGCACCCTGATCTGGACGCAGGTCAGCGGCGCGCAATGGATCTGCCACGCCGACTCGTCCTGCTACAACAACATGAACTGGGTGGGTGGCCGGGGCGCTTACCAGGATCTGTCCGACGAACGCACCAAACACGATATCGTCCAGGCCGACGAGGGACTGGCGGCGATCCTGAAGATCAAACCGATCCGCTTCCGGCGCATCGGCGATCAGTTCAAGGAGCGTGAGGAGATCGGTTTCTCGGCGCAACAACTGCGCGAGGTCATCCCCGAGGCGGTGACGGAAACCTCGTTCATCCTCCCGGATGACGCGGGGGACGATCCGGCGCTGGCCATGGCGACGACACCCATCATCGCGGCCCTGGTCAACGCGGTGAAAGAACTGCAGGAGCAGATCCACCAACTAAGGAAACACAAATGAGCAAGATCGGGCCGAAGAACGTCAATCCCAGTTCACGCGGAAGCTCGCCCACGCACACCGTGGCGGGCGGGCCGGGGCATAGTTTCGCCCAGCAACCCATCGCCGGTCCCACCTCGCCGGGCCAGCCCATCGCGATGAAGAAAGCCCTGGCGAAGAAGTCGCCCAAGGGCATGGCTACCGGGTTCCCCGGCAAAACTCGCTGAAAGGATAAGCGTCATGCCTTCGTTCCTTCAATCTAACGGCACGTTCTTCACCGACGGGTCCATCGCGCCGACGCAGGCGGCACCGGCCTCGGGTGCCAGCATCGCGATGTCGATGCCCAGCCTGTACCTGACTCCGGCTGGCACGCTCGCCACGCTGACGGTCAAGCTACCGGCGAACCCCCGGACGGGGCAGACGGCGACCATCCTGTCCACGGCGGCGGTGACCGCGCTGACCCTGCAAACCGCGTCCGGCGGGGCCGTGGCTGGTGCGCCGACGTCGCTGGTGGCGAACACCAAGGTTACCATGCAGTACAACGGGCCGGTCGCCGGTTGGGTGTGGGTGAAGTAATCAGGTGGTCGCATTCACCGTAAAGGACTTCGGCGGCGAGATACCCAGGCGGGAGCCTCGGCTCCTTCCTGACAACATGGCCACGCGCGCCACCAACACCGACCTCGCGCACGGGCCATTGGACGGGCTGCCGCAACCCCAGCCGCTCATCAACATGGCCGGGACCGCGCCCTGGCCGGTGCGCAAAGCCTACCGTATGCCCGGCCCCAACCCCGGCGATCCGGAGGTGTGGCTGCCGCTGCCCAGCGAGTTCTCCTCGGTGTGCCTGTCGCCGCTGGCCAACGACACGCTGCACCGCCTGTTCTGGACCAATCCGCCCGGCTCGCCGGACGCGGGCGCGTGGTGGAATACTTACGACCGTATTAAAGCGGGCGGTGCCGGGGCCAACGCGCACTGGAGCATGGGCTTCCTTCCCGCCGATCCGAACAGCAAACCGATAGTCAACAACACGGGCGGTAACTATCCCACGTTGAACCCGATCCTGGGCACCGTGGCGGCGAACGGAAGCGGTTACGTTCCGGGAACCAACCTGACGGTCGTCGGCGGCACGACCTACCTGGGTGCCCCGGCGCTGCAGTTCCGCATCACCACGACCCGCGCGGTCACCCTGAACATCATCGCGGCGGGCACGGGCGGCACCGACGGGCTGCAGACCATCGTCGGCACGACCGGCGGACCCACGCGGCTCCAGCTTCAGTGTCAGATCACTGGCGGGCAAATCACCTCGCTGGTCAACGTGATCTCGTTCGGTGTCTATTCCACGAACCCGGTGGACCTCGCGCACGAACCGCTGACGGGGCCTGGGCTCACCGGGGCCGTCATCGCCATAACCATGGGCGTGCTCGACATGGTTAGCCTGACCCCCTCGCGCTACATCGCCACGCCGACCAACCCGGTGGCGACGACCTGCAGCGGTCCCGGCACGGGGTGCACGCTGAACATAACCTACGCGCCGTCCGGCGCGCCGCCTTTGGTGGAGCGGTCCTACGTCTACACGTTCATCGACACTTACGGCACCGAGAGTTCGCCGTCCGGTCCCTCGGACGTGGTGTCGGGACCGGGCGACGCGGTTTGGCACATCAGCAACCTGCCCACTACCGCGCCACCCATGCCAGCGGGCAGGGTCTATCCAGCGCCGGTCAAGACGCGCCTGTATCGAACGCTGACCGCCGCCACGGCGGGGGCGCAGTTCTACTTCGTCGTCGACCTGCCCTTCGGCACCACGACGTACGACGACAGCATCCCCGACACGACGGTCGTGCACAACAACATGCTGCTGAGCGTGAGCTACGCGCCGCCCGTGGACGGCCTGGACGGGCTGCTGTCCATGTCCGGCGGGATGATGGTGGGGTTCAGCGGCAACACCGTGCACTTTTGCGAGCCGGACCGGCCCAACGCGTGGCCCGCCGGATACGACCAAAGCCTGTTGTATCAGATCGTCGCCATGGGCGTGTGGCAGCAACAGCTGATGGTGCTGACCTCGGGGTTCCCCAGTTCCGGGGCGGGCAACCGGCCCGACCAGTTCCTGTTCTCGCAGATCCAGACCGCCGAGCCATGTATATCACGCGGCTCCATGATCACCGATCTGGCCGGGGTGTATTACTCCTCGCCCAACGGGTTGGTGGCGCTGAACTACTACGGCGCGCAGAACCAGACGCTGAGCAACCTCACGCGCGAGATCTGGTTGAAACGGTTCCGGGGCGACCATCTCGTCGCCGCTCGCCACCGCGCGCAGTATCTCGCGATCAACGGCACCGGCATGGGTTTCGTCATCGACTACACGGAACAACGCCTGGGCATTTGCTCACTGAGCCCTTTCGTCGGCGTGCTCAGCGTGTGGAACGATATCTACAACGGCAACACTTACATGATGGCCGATCAGGTCGTGTATTTGTGGGATAGCATGGACACGCCCACGCTGACTTACCGGTGGCGGTCACGGGAGTTCTACTTCCCCGCCCCCGTGTCACTGGGCGCGTGCCAGATATCGCTCGATCCGGAAGTGGCCGATCCCGCGCCCAAGGGCACGGTGCCGCCGCCCGACGCGGGCATGTCCAGTTTGGTTTTACCCACCGGCATCAACGCGATCTTCCGGTTGTTCTGCGGCCCGTCGCAGGATCTGGTCCACGAGGAATGGCTGCAGCAACCAAGGTGCATCTTCCGGTTTCCCTCCGGTCGTAAAGCCTTCAACTGGCAATTCGAGATCGTCGCGCGGGTGCCCATACATAGTGTCGAACTGGCATCGACGATGCGCGAACTGAAAGGCGTGTGATGTCAGTCAACCGTAACGTTCCGCCAATCAACCAACCCATCGCCAACCTCGACGCGATGGTCATGATCACCACGCAACTACGTCAGGGCGTGGAGTCTCTCGGCGGGATGCGCGGCGGGCCCTTGGATCGCGCGGTGACGCTCAACGATCTGGTCACCCTGGGGCTGATCAGCGCGACCGACATCATGGCCAAGCTGCCGTGAGCGAGCGTCAGATCCTCATCAACCACGCCGATGACGGCGAGTGGGTCATGCTGCGCGTGGGCGGGGTGTTCAACGAGAAGACCGATCACACCGTGGCGCTGCATCGTGACGGCAAGATCGCCGGGGGCGTGGTGTTCACCGGCTACCTGGGCGCGTCGATCACCGTGCACATGGCCGGGTCGGAGGATAACTGGGCGACGCGGGACTTCCTGTGGATGGTGTTCCACTACGCGTTCGTGCAACTGGGCTGCCGCAAGGTCATCGGCCTCGTCAGTTCGGCCAATACGCGCGCCCTGTCGGTGGATACGCGCCTGGGTTTCATCCCCGCCGCGCGCATCACCGACGTCTATTCCGACGGGTCGGACCTGATCGTGCTGACCATGGAGAAAGCCCAGTGCAAATGGTTGGCCCTGACGCCGAGGTATTACCGTAGTAACACGCCGGACCGGTCGGAGTACGCAACATGAGCAAGGGCAGCGCCCCACCGCCACCCGACTATTCGGGGATGGCGCAGTCGTCGGTGGACTCGGCGAAAATCTACGCGGGCGTGTCCAAGGACCAGCTGGACTGGGCCAAGCAGCAATACGCCGATCAGGCCCCGCAGACCAAGGCGTTCATGGACAACATGATGCAGGCGTCCAACCTGTCCATGGACGCGCAGCGGGAGCAGATGGGCAACGCGCGCGAGTCGAAAGCGTTCTACGACACGACCTACAAACCCATTGAACAAAGGCTGGCGTCCGAAGCGCAGACCTATAACTCGCCCGAGCGCGCGGCCCAGGCGTCGGCCATGGCGCAGGGGGACGTGGCCTCGGCGTTCTCGGGTCAGCGCAACGCGGCCCTGCAAACGCTGGAGGGGTTCAATATCGACCCCAGCCAGACCCGCTACGGCGCGTTGGATCTGGGAGCCCGCATCTCCCAGGCGGCGGCTCAGGCCAGCGCGGGCACGCAGTCGCGCTTACAATCCGAAGCGGTGGGACGTGGGCTGCAGACCCAGGCGGCGAACATGGGGCGCGGCTACCCCGGTCAGGTCACCAGCGAATACGGCGGGGCCACGGGGGCTGGCACGGGTGCCGCCGGACAAGGCGGGGCGGGCATCAACGCCGGGCTGAACACGTCGAACGTGTACGGGTCCATGATGGGCAACCCCACCGCCTGGGCGGGTGCCGCCAACACCGCCACCAACACCGGCATCAACGCCACCAACACCGGCTTCAGCAACCAGATGGCGGGCTTCAACGCCAACGCGGCCATCGCGCAGAACACCTCCTCGGGTGTCGGCTCGCTGATCGGCGCGGGCATCGGCGTCGCGGCCATCGCGGTATGATCGACCAGAACAAACTCAACGAGGCATCCGAACAGGCGCACAAAACCGGCTTGCGGGTGCTGCAGGGGTTCCGTCTGGACGACACCGACCAGACCCACGTCGCGGCGCTGCTCAACTTCATGGACCCCGGCAAGGGCACCAAGTGGGTGGACATCGGCTGCGGCTTCGGCGAACCCGCCAAGCTGATGAAGGAGCTACGCCCCGACCTGTTGTTCTGGCTGGTGAACAACAACACGTTTCAGTTATCCAAGTGCCCTCCCGACATGCCGACGTTCTGCTGCGACATGCACGACCTGCCCTTTGATCGTGCCGAGTTCGACGGTGCGATGTTCCTGTACTCGCTGTGCCATGCTGATGATTTCGTCATGGTGTTGCGCGAGGCGGCGCGGGTGGTGCGACCGGGCGGCAGGTTGTTCGTCTATGATTACGTTCGCTTCGAGGGTGACGATCAGTTGTCCATGGATCACCTGAACGCGCGGTTCATCCCCTTCGACATGCTGCGCGCCGTGGCCCGCGCGGGCGACTGGGACCTGGAGTCGTTCCAGTTACCCCGAGGCAGCGACGCGGTGTTCCGTTCGCTGATGCCGAACCAGTATTTGTATGCTCAGATTTTCAGGGGGATACGTCCGGTCATGTGGAAAGCGACGCGCAAGTGATGGACCTATCGCCCTTGCTGAGACACCCGCCCGGCAAGCGCGCGTTGTCGTTCTCCGGGGGCAAGGACTCGCTGGCGGTCGTGGAGTTACTACGGGAGTATCTCGATGAGATCACGATATACCATCTGGACACCGGCGATCTGTTGCCCGAGATGCGCGAGAGCGTATCGCGCGTGGAAGCGTTCGCACCACACTTTGTTCGCGTCGAGACGGATGTTTCAGGATGGATCGCCACTCATGGTCTGCCGACAGACCTGCTCCCTTTCCATAGCCACCCTGTTGGCCAGCATCTCGGGCAAGCGACGGCCCGACTGGTTGGGCGTTACGACTGCTGTTACGCGAACCTGATGTGGCCGCTGTTCAAGCGGATCTACGACGACGGCTTCACACTTCTGATACGCGGCACCAAACGCTGCGACATACCCAGGCTCCCCGCCGAGCCGGGGGAGATCGTCGACGGTGTGGAACTCTGGTATCCGTTGCTGGACTGGTCCCATGATCATGTGTTCACCTACCTCAGGGAGCGGAACGTTCCGCTCCCGCGTGTATATGATTATGTAACGAACTCGCCCGAGTGCGCCCGGTGTTCGGCGTGGTGGGGCGAGGGGCGTGCCGCCTACCTGAAGAAGTATCACCCGGAACTATGGGCTCAATACGACGCGCGGCTGCAGGTCATCATCGACGCCGTGGCACCGTCGCTGGCCCTGCTCCGACAAGAAGCGGGGATAACGTAGATGGCTGGTCCTGGGTTTCAACTGGGTTCGTTCTCCACCGGGCTGTTCAGCGGCGCGCAGAACATCTTCAGCCTGTACAAGGAATACCAGGGCGTGCGTCAGCAGTCGCTGCTCGACGACTACGCCAGAGAGGTAAGAGAGCAGCAAAAGCGCGACGCCGCCGCCAAGGGCGGTAATGTTCACCCGGTTGAGGGCACCCAGGACTTCACCAAGGCTCCCGGCCAGACCGCGCCCACGCAGACCCCTTCGTCCACGCCCACCGTCGCGCCCGGCGCGCCGGACGAACGCCGCCCCATCACGCCGTCGGACAGCGCGTCGTCCGAGCCTGACTACTCCCGGAGTATCACCCCCAACGCGCCGTCCGACAGCGCGGCGTCGGCACCCACGTACGGGATACAGTCCCCGGCGCAGCCGACATGGGACCCGCGCTACACGCAACCGGGTGCCGCTTCCGACGTGACCGCGCACGGGGAAGAGACCCCATCGCCGCCCGCGCTCAACCCTCGGACCGGGCTTCTGTCGATGAGCCCGCCGCGCCCGGCGTCACCGGGGATGACGGGGCGCGGAGGTGGGGGCGGACAACCGCCAGCGCCAGCGACCAGCTATACCGACCCCAACGATCCCGGTTACCGTTACCCAGGCTCGCCCGTATCGCCGGGTGTGCAATCCGACGTGGACGCGCACGGGCAGGTTCAGTTCGCGCCGCGCCAG